ACCCATGCCAGCGCGCCGGCCGTTTTGCGGGTCACGGAGGCAGGCGTTTCAGCCACGGACGCCTTGTTGCCGATAAAGCGGGCTTCCATGTCGCGGCGAAGTTCGATGCCGCGGATCATCTTCTGATAGTCGAGTTCATCAGCCCGGCCTGCACGATCCGACGCTTGAACAGTGCCGGAAATCGACCCGTCCTTGCGGAAGATCTGCGCGTAGACGTTACGCCGTGAGGGCTGGTGAGCCGACGTATGGGTGCCGATCTCGTCGCCTTCGTACTGAGCGTTATCAGCGTCCGGCGCGTCGAGGGTTTCGACCTGCCACTCGTGCAGAATATTTTTGACCTTCATCTTTCCAATGTTGGAACTGAAGGGGGTTTCTTCCGGCACCACGCGATAGATGCTGTCTTCGAGGTCTTCGCGCTCGCCAACTACGGCAGAGCGAATGAGAGTGCCTGCGTTCACAGACATGGGGTTTTGCTTTCCTGATTATCCTCGCTTCAGGCGCCGCAATTCGATTGCCTGCTCGACTGTGAGCGAGTGCATTGAATTGAGCTGCTTGATGCGTGCTTCTGACGATGAAGCTCTGACGCCCTGACCACTCGCGGGAGCGGTCGGGCCTGCTGGCTTCGGCTTGGGTTTGGGCAATTCCTTCGCCTTCGCCTGTGCTTTATCCCAAAGCATGGCCTTGTAGGCGACGGACGCTTCAATCGCAGATATGCCTCGCACCTGTTCAAGCGGGATGCCCCGCTCGGTCAGGTAGCTCATCGTTTCCTTCATGCGTGCTGGACCTTCCTTCGGGTCCGCAAGTTCAGGAGCATATTCCGGCAGAAGCTTGCGCTGTTCTTCAACATACGTGCGAAACGTGACTTGCTCGGCCTCGGCCTTGTCGGCCTGGACCTTCTCGAAATCTCGCTTTTCGCGGTCGTAACGCGCTATCTCTGCGTTGTAGGCGGTCGGGTTGGCCTGCGCCAGTTCGGCGGCTGATGGGCTCCCTAGCCATTGCTCCCAGGCTTGCATGTGCTCGCTCTGGGCTTCGACGTAATTACCGATCCTCTGGGCTGTCTCCTGAAGCTGCCTGAGCTTGGCTTCGGATTGCTTCGTAGTTTCGGCGGCTTTCTGCATGGCCTTGGCAACTGCGGCGGTGCGCTGCTTCTCGTACTCCACGACCTCTTTCTGTGAGGCGGGCGAGAGCTTGGCGAAACGTTCCTTGCCTTCAGCATCCCAAAACTGAGGGGCCTCGATTGCCGTTACCGGTTCGGGCGGGGCCTCATTGTCGTCTTCCGCGTTGGCCTCTTCAGGCTCGCCTTCGACGTCCTGATCCGCCTGGGTAAGCGGATCGGATTCTGTGTCGGCTTCGACGGGCTCGCGCGCCTCTGTCTCTGCCTGTTGTTCTGGTTCGGGGTCTTCAACCCGTGTCGCGCCCTTGGCGCGCAATGTCTGCTGGTGCTTTACCGCTGCCTCAATAGACAGGGGGGCGCTTTCCGCCACCGGGGCGGGCGCTGTGTCGAGATCCATGTTTTCCTCTGGAGTTAGTCCGCTGCCCGCCGATTGGCGGCTTCGCGCTATTCGAAAGAAACACCCATGTTATTCATTATGCGCCGGCTTGCGACTTCAAGAGCGTCAACAAATTCCCGCTCGGAAGCATCAAGCGGCTCGGGTTCACCGCTGAACTCTTCACCAGCATTCGCACGCTGGATGCGTCGAAACTCCTGAAGGGCCTCTTCTCGCAGAGTGATCAGCGCCTCATGAATTTTTGCATCCCGGTGAAGCCTGCGCACATCTTCGATATGGGCGAGGCCCGCCTTGAATAGTTCTCTCTGATTCCACGAATTAATTCGGCTAGCCTCGGACGGAAATACCTCGAACATCATTCAGTCCCTCGCCTGTTGGCGGCTTCGCGTTCAAGTTTACCAGTGTCAACATAGGTGTTGAGCTGCTTGCGGGCGGCATCGAGGCCACGATAAGCAAGCAGCGCGTTCCATGCCTGATCAGCGCTATCAGCGTTCAGGATGGTCTTGAGCATCCGCCGCTCGACATCGTCAAAAGCGTCGGCCGTGACCTTGATGACCTCATCAGCCCAGAATGCGCGTTCACCGGGCGTCACTCTGCAAGGCTCCCGCCCGGCCTGAAGGATTTAGCGTCCTTCTGCGCCTCGGCTTTCTTCTCGTTGGCGTGCAGCGCGGCCTGATGGTTCAGGTCGGCTTGGTAGATCGCCAGTTCCTTCTCCTGCGCCATGCGGAGAATAGCCAACTCACGCTCTTGCTGGAGACGGATGATCCCGAGTTCACGCTCGGAATCGAGCTTCATCTGCATCGCCTGCATATCGGTCTGGGCCTTTTGCGCGTCGGCCTGCTGCTTCATCGCGAGTTCAGCCTGCTTGGCCTGCGTCGTGGCTTGAAGCTCCTGCTGCTTCATCTGGCCGGCCGCCTGCATCTCGGCCTGTTTCAACTGGCCGTTCATCTGCATTTCTGCCTGCTTGGCCTTGGCGTCGGCTTCGACCTTCGCCATCGCCGGGTCAGGCTGGGGCGGTTGCGGCTCTGCTTCAGCCGGATTGCTCCAGAACTGTTCGGGGGCTTTGAAGCCTGCCCGCTCAGAATACCGCTTGAGCAGGTTGTAAGCGTTGTCCGCCGTCACCAGCGGGCCACTCATCCCGCCCTGAAGCGCAACTACCGCTTGTTGGAACTCCAGCATCTTTTCCATGACGACAAGTTCCATATCCTTACCGCCAGAGCCGACGCCGACCTCGATCACCATGTCTGCGCGGTTGCCGAACGTTGAGGGGTCGATATCAACCGGCGGCTTGCCGTTCAGCCGGATCTTCTCGGAGCGTGTGTTGTGCGTGCGGCTCAGCGCGTGGATATTGAGATACCAGTCCTTGACCAGCGTTTCAGCCAGCACGCGGGCAATCATCCTGACGCGCTTCTGCGCCATGCCCATGAGCGCCAGTGCGCCGCCCTTGGTGTCGTGCAACGTGTCGGGATTGAGCCCCTGCGCGTTCCTGACAACGCCTGAGCGCTGTTCAGCCATCGTGCTCACGTATTCGAGAGCAAGCTGCACGTCGAAGCCAAGCTGGCCGGCCTGCACCGGATTGACCGCACCAGGCTTCTGAACCCGGATCGGCATGCCCGGCTCATTCCGAAGCACGTCGTCCATCGTCTCTTCGGAGGCGAGGTCTTTAGCCACCTCCACCCGCTGGTTCATGGCGAAGTAGCCGGAATCCAGCATCATGCGGACGAGCGCGGTCTTGATCTTCTGTATCTCGATCAGCTTGTCCGCGAGGCTCTGACCGTAAAAGCGGTGCGTCTGAATGAAGGGCGTTCCAACAGCCAGCCCGATGCGGTTTACCTGCCGCTTATCGAGGATGATGTTGCACTGCTCATCCGTCTGGATGCGCCAGAGTTCGGTCTTGCCGTCCTGGTTGCCATCGATCCTGACCCAATGCTCGAGCACCTGCACCGTGCGGAGCAGCTTGTTGCTAGCCCCGGCATTGGCGCTGTCGCTCTCATTGGCGAGGTCGCGGGATTGCTCTGTCTGCTCATCACCACGGTTCGGATAGTCAGGCAGGCGATCGACTAGCTTCTTGTCAAATCCCTGATCAATAAGGCTCTGAGCGCGCGGGAAGGAGCGGACCACGCAGTAGGTTGCATCGCTTATATCCACCGTATCCGGCGCCACGCTCAGATTGTTGGGGTCGATGGCGGCGCACTTGATGCAGCCGTCGTCATAGCTCATCGACGCATCGACGTCGAAAAGCTCAACCCCGTCAGGGCCGGCTCCCATCGACGTCTTTTCGGTAATCGTGAAGCCGTTCTGCTCCAGCATCATCATCTGCGGGGCAGTGATGCCATTGAAGCTCTGTTCGTCCGTGGCTTCCTTGTCTTCCCACCACGTCTTGAGAATACCGGTATCGACCTGCAGCGCGTCCTTGATGGCCGTGTAAAGCAGACGCCAGCCGCGCAGCTTACGAAAAGCCACGTATTTAACGTATTCGATCTCTTGCTTGGCGGCCTCTTCGTCCTCATTGCCCTGCGGATCGAAGCTGGCGACGTCCTCCCCGCCTGTGAAGATTTCCATCAGGTCAGGCAGAACCGTCTCGATCGCGTCAGCAACGTCCGTTGACGTGGCCTTCGATCGGTTGGGCAGGCTGACCACGTCCTTCATCTCGCCCTTGGAATACTCAAGGGCGGTGCGGCGCTTCTTCTCGAGTTCCGTGCCGTTCTCGAAGCCGACGCTGTTCTGCTTCTCCGCTTGCAGGATCGAGCACAGGTCCGCGTCGGATAGCTTCATGTCGTCAGGCTTGTCAGCCTGCTCTGGCATAGCTCCGCTGTACGCCACCTAGACCGCTCCGAATGATGGAATATCGAGCTTCTTCACGGTCGTCCTCGGTTCTTCATAGGCAATGCACATCAGGCCGAATGCGTCGGCGCCGTGTGAGGCCCAATCATGTTCGGGACCAAGGCCAATGCCCCGCTCCTCGTCTCGCTTCTCGTGATACCAGCCGAGTGCTGCCCGCAGCCCCTCGGT